TTTGTGAGTGATGCCTTTGTCTCATATCCATACTTTTGTAAAACTTTCTCTGCCGCCGCTTTGGTTGGGTAGCTCTTAAGTTTACCTGTTATACAAACTACACCCTTCTTACGAATAATGTAGTCGACTACTGGTATCTCACAAGAAAAACTGAAAGGTAAATCATAGTATTCGTTAGCATGAAATTCATTTACTAACCAATCTATTAGATTCGACGCCGCTTTAGGCCCAAGACCACAATCTATACACTTTGTGTAGGTTATCTCTGATATATTCGAGACTTTCTTAGTCAATTTATTAGATGCGCTTCGACCTATCAGCGGTATCGAAAAAGCTGGAAGGAGTGTAGTTAAGTCTGCTGATTTAGAATTTTCTATTTCAGCAAACAACTTAGTCCCCAGCTTTTCCGAGTCCAATAGTTCTATGAGTTCACTTTCATCAAATGAATAAAGTTCATGGTAGTCTTGAATATCAAGCCTCTCGATTGTTGCTTTTCCAAGTCCTTTGATTTTCAAAGTCTTGGCAAAATGCTCAACCTTTTTCGAACTTTGTGCGAGACAATTATTATTGCGACAAAACAATTGGTCGTTCACAATTTCCAATACTGTATTACAAGCTGGACAATGTGTCGGTATAATTATTTCTTGCATAAAATCTGTCTCTCTTTCATTTTTATATGTATATTATATCAAAGAAATAAGCATCTGTCAAGATTTATTTTTTGGAAAGTCCCGTAAAATTCGGGAAGAAATTTCGAAGCACTCAGTATGACCACCAAATTTTTGTTTGGGTTGGTAACTATCATGCTTATACTTTTCGTGTAGTTCCTGTTCAAACTTCCAGCAGTTATAAATCGTATCGTGATAGGTTCTCTGAATACGTAAGTCGTATCCTTTAAATCCTCTACTTCTTTTGATAACATGACGCCAGTCTTTTCCACTAGCGATTCCAACTTTGATACACTCGCGTTCAAATGTTTTTTGATTTACGAGTATAACTCCGTATAGAACACCCTCTCTATCTTTTTCGTGAGGGTGATTATTAAAATAAGTTTGGTTATATACTCCTCCACTCATGCTATAAGTAATGGAGTTAAGGTACGGAGTAAACCTGAACCAAGTACTATAATTGCTACTGCATTGAGTATAATTAAGGCTCTGTCTCTCCATATTAATGCTACCCATAACCAAAGAGTAACACCTATAAAAGATAATATTAGGTCTGCTAAAGGATATAGTCCTTCAGCACGAAACATCATAGCACACAGTAATATTGTTGAGCCTACCCACTTAATATACCAGTCCAAAGTCTGCTTTGGAGTTGCGCTTTTAAATATACGCTTACTATTTTCTAGTTCTTCTTTGGTAAATTTTGGTGAACTCATATAATCATGCCATAATGTTTTCATTTTGTAATTAGTTTGTCATACACTAAATTATCAAGTAAGTCTGCTTTTCTTTTCAGCTCTAGATTTTCACTACTTAATTTTCCTACTCTTATTTGTAATTCGTGTATTTGTTTTTGTTGGTCTGCTAGTTGCAGTTTTAACATATCTGCTAAAGTCAATCTACTCTCCTCAATACTTGCGGAATTATCTTTCCTGCTCTAATTACTTCTATCTTGCAACCCAACTCTAAGTTGAGTGCTTCAATGATTGACTTGTTGTGTAGTGTAGCCTTTGATACTGTTGCGCCCTCTATATCAATTGGGTCGAAGTGTGCGACAGGAGATACTGCTCCTGATTTGCCTACTTGCCAAGTGACATCTTGGAGGACAGTCACTACACCCGTTTCCTGTTTCTTCAGTGCATAAGCACCTCGGGGGTGATGGCTTGTGTAACCCTGCGCATCGAAATCATCATTCTTTGCAACACGAAACACTATTCCATCATGGGGGAATTGAGTGTAGTCACTATCAATGGCTGTATCAAAACCGAGATTTGAAACAAATCTCATATCCGATACATAGTTGTCTGTCATATATGGAGATAGCCCGTGTGCGACAAAGCTGAGGGTTCTTGTCTTAAATTCCTCACTATTTTTCAAGTTAAGCGCACCCGCCGCATAGTTTCTTGCATTGGGTATCTCCTTGGGAGCTACTACTTCTCCCGAAATCTGCATTACATATTTACAGTCTATTTTGTTTGGTACTAATGTTTGAATTAGTGGTGTGATGTCTAGTCCTTCTATGCCATCTCCTCGTGTTAGAGCTTTTTGTAATTCTCCTCCACCATATAGTATACTGATAGCCGCTCCGTCCAGTTTTGCTGTAGTGATGAAATCGGCTCCACCCCAATCGGGAGCAGAGTCAATTCCACTTATCACTTTCTGGAGGGAGAACAACGGAAACAAGTGTTTGTATCTTCTTTCATAAGTAGACTTATAACCGATACTTTCTTCTGTGACCATTGTTGTTAGATGGTCGAAAATCTCATCTGACATAATTGGACTACCTTGGTAATACATTTCTTTCGCTGTTTTTATAAGATTTTCTAACATTTATATATTATACTAAAAATTTAACCATTTGTCAAGAACTATTTTCCAATATGTTCCACATCTTCCTTCGGAATCACTTGGTAACTACCCTTATTATACGCGATAGACACTGTGTAATTCTTACTTACTTCTTTTTTATAAGAGTTATCCCTTTCTGGTTTATATTCTCCTATTGGCATGCTCGGATATTTTTCTCTGTGTTTCCGAGACTCCTCTAAATTGGGTGAGGAGGACAGGGAATGATCCTGTATTTGTGAACTAGTCCACTGTCTTGACCCATTAGACGACCTCCTCTTGCGTGGGGTCTTCTTTCGTTTTCGACCATGTTGGTCGTAATTCATACTTCCTTTTATAAACATATAATATATTATACAGATATTTTAAGGATTTGTCAAGAACTATTTTTAAGTTAGGTATATTTCATCTAGTATTTCTTTGAACTCTGATTCGAGTATTGATTTGCTTTCTGCAAGGGATAAAATCTCTACTAGTCCTCTGAAAAGTTCCTGTACATTTTCTAAATCTACAGGCATGGTTATACCTTCTTTCGAAGGTAACCAGTTTTCTTCAAAGTCTAAGTAGTATTTTCTTAGTGATAGATACTCAACTCCACGAAATGTACTTATTACTAATCGTATCTGTTGATTATCTTTTTCATTGATTACTTTTTCATATACACTAGGTTCCGTATAGTCAATCATTTTTAATTATCCTATTTAATGGAACAATGCTTGTGACATTCTTCGGCATAAGTAAACGATAAGAGTCCGTGTCCCAGCAGAACAAGAGGACTGTATCTTTTGCTTCTTTAGCTCGGTTTTTCTTACTTTTGATATAAGGTGTTGAAAAGTCTCGAGTGCATATATTGTATTTTAATCTGCGTGAATTCTTACTTCTGTAAGTGATGACTGCATCGCCTGCGTCATCTAGTTTTTTATTAAATTCATCTTTTGTCATATTTCCTCCAGTTGTCTAACAAATGATAATTTGAATTGCAAACCTGAATGGTCATATCTTTGAGATGCAAAAAACTAGGGCAGTCTGCACTACCCTAGCTAAAAACTAAACTAATTAATTGTTTAAGTTATTTACTACTGTTGTAAAGTAAACAGCCGCTTTACCAGTTAACTTCGATATGATAGCTGCGTCAACTTCTTGACCTGCATCACCTAAAGCACTAGTAAGAGTTGCTTGAGCATCAGCTACACTTACTCTACCACCGCCAGAACTACCAGAACTCTTAGCTGCTGGAGTTTTTCTTACATATACACCTGCCTTTGTAAGAATCATTCTAACACCATTAGGAGATTCCTCTAGTTGTTCTGCGATGTCCGCTACAATCTCCATACTGTTTTCTGGAGTTGGTTCCTCACTGACATATAAGTCAATGGCTTCTTGTTTTTTCTCGTCTGTCCAAGACATATTTTTTCTCCTTTTCGTTGAGCCAAATCGTGACTTGTATTCTTCTATGGTGTTGGTATTTTTATAACCAGGTGCCCACCCAGTTGTTTCTACCATTTGCATATAAAATCTGTCACTCATTAACTATTTCCTAAATATAATTATATTATACATAAAATTTAAGGGTGTGTCAAGAACTATTTTTCGTTTCCTATGAAAAATGCTTTTTGATTGTTGCTAACTTATCTTCGGCCTCGGCTAATTTAGTAACCATCACCTCGATAGCTTCAACAATCTCTGGGTGTTCTCCGATACCTACTACATTTCTTTCATACGCTTTTATATTTGCGCTGTAGACAGCTATCTCTCCCTCTAATTTTTTGCATAATGCATCTAATAAGTAATTCATATTACTCACTCGCTCCCAGGACAATTGTCCCACCTGTAGAACTTTCGTGTTCTACTATCGTAATACCAACCTTTATTCTCTTGTTGGTCTTGCGGAGTGCTAGACTCCACATACATATCTTCGGGAAAATTAGTTAGTAAACTATACATCTATAACCTTTATCCCTGAGACAAAGTTTTCAGCTGCGCTCTCTGCCCATGCTTCACTTTTGCCTTTGTAAATTTCTGTTTTTACTACTTTGTTATCAACATATAATCTACAGCCCCAATGACTGTCTAGCTTGATAACATCTGCTCTTTTGTTTCCTTCAACATATGTTGAGAATGTATTATCTATCATTTAAATTCATCACTCCTTTAATAAATCCATTTTGAAATCTTTTAATTTTATCATCAAACAGAATAATCCAAGCTATCATGGGGAAACATACAGTAAATATTACAAATACTACTAATCCCGATAAAATCGGTGTTCTCGCCATTATATTGTTCGGCTCTATTCTGCTTATTATTTTATAACTTGGTAGCCATATTCGCCACATAGCTATGGCTACGCCCGAAGCGTAGCACGCTACTATTATTTCCCACATTGGTAATCCTTATAAATACTTTTCTAAATGTTTTAGACTTCCTAAATCATACGCTAATGCTACACCCCAAAATCCTGTCTTTTCTCCATCTAGCCATGGAAATAATGTTTGTGAAGTATCACATGGCTCTAATATAAATACTTTATATGCTTTGCCACCGTAAGTATCTTCATAATTTGTACACTTTGCTATGTCACCATAACAAGCAAATCCGCGTCTTTCTGACTGATACTTTTGTGTAATTTCTTCCTTGACTAGTGCAAATTTATTCTTGCGAGGATACCATACCTTTTGGTTATAATCAAAGCTTTCTGCTACACATCTTTCTGGTAGCATTGACTTTCTCATACCCTCGTAGTCTGATTCTGACAATTTTTGCGGTATACCTGTTCTCTCCACTATATTCTTTACAAATGCAGGAGAACGGTATATGTTATTAGCAATCTCCGATACATTAAACCCTTCTAAATAATACTGCACAACACTTCTGATTTCATCTTCTGTTGCAGCTTTGCCTTTATTTTGAGACTTTCTTCTCTCTTTAAATGCTTTAGTATCATTGTGGTCTTCTATGATTTTCTGAAGTCTGGTCGTGTTATACCTAATATTCAGCATTTCACAGGCGTCCTTTTTAGTAATAGGATTGTCCTTTTCGAGTTGTGAGATAACTCTTTCTATGTTATCAAATGATAACTTTTCATACGCCTTACTCTTTATCGCCATTTTCACTCCCTAATAATATAATTGCATAGTGAATAATCTTTAATAAATCGTCTTGGCTTTTGCCGTTTTTCTTTCCGTAACGCTGGGCATATTTTATTATATTTCCAATACAAAATCCTTCGCCATGCCCTGCGTCCATAATGAACTCGGTAGATTGTATTTTGTTCATAGAGTAATGTGCATCATAGGTCTGTATAATATGATTACTTACCATTGTTAGTACTTGGTCTTCATTGAATGTATACTTACTCACCTAATATCCTCACTAAGTCTGTATACCCACCAATTTTCTCCCCATTCAAAATTATTTGAGGGAATGTTCTAGCGCCTGGAAATTCTTCCATAAGTTCCTTTGCATCAAAATGTTCGCCAAGCACTTTATACATAACTATACTGTTATTCTGAAGTGCTAACTGCTCTGCCATTTTGCAATAAGGACAATTTTCTTTGCTATAAATCGTTACTCTATTTTGTTCCATTTCTTCTATTCCTTTTTTCCTCAACTAACATAGTTGATTCCCATGCGAAGATACCAGCAGTGATAGTAACCATAAGACCTATTGCAATGTGTGCTACATTAAAGTAATACATTACTCCCCAAAATACTAACAAAAATGCTAGTATCATGAGACAACCTTTTCCTTTATCTGTCATTGTGCTGTTATCCTCTTGTCTGTCCAAGCAAGTCCTTCGTCCCACCAATCAGGCTGTTCACGATGTGACCACTTGGCAAATGTTGCTTTATCTGTATGATAGTATAGTCGATAGCTTTCTATCACATTACTTTCATCTTTCAATTCATCTGGCATAGCCATCAAAAAGGGAGTGAGTCCATGTCTGGGCATGTTTTTCGGTTCTGGCAGTTTATTGATTACTTCAATCACTGACTTATGTAATTTGCCATAGCGATAATGGTATTCATCGTTTAGTGCATTTGCGTAGCAATGAACCCACTCAAAATTATCGAGAGACTGTCTTGTCCATATCGTGCAAGGGTGATTATACATCATTGGTAGATATGGGGTTAGAGGTCTCTCCTCCATTGGTAAATGTTTGATTTCTGCTTTTGCTTTGTTCAAGACTTCTCTTTCTTCAGCATTAAGCGCTCGAGGAACGTGACCTAACTTTTCATCTACCCATACCGCAGTGCACAAAAGTTGCGCTGCCTCGAGAGGCATTTTCACGATATGCTTGTCGACATGAGCTTCTGCACATTTGTCTAGGTCTTCATCTAAGTAAAATAAGTTCATCTAATCCAACATTTATAACCAGTGCAGTCTTGTGTATCTGCACCACAGTGTAAACAAAAAGGCGAATCACCTCTGTTCTCGTTAGAGTTAGAAGTGTTCGCCTGATTATTTTTCTTGTCTTTTGTAATTTTTTCCATAATGTATATTATACAGAAAAAACAACCAAATGTCAAGAACTATTTTTATTTGCCACCAAAGGCCTTGCCAGCCTCACTAATACCAAATGCTCCGAGGGTTACTACTACGAATGAGGTGTAGATAGTATCGGAGATTTTTAAGTCCATACCCCAGAACGCTGTGATTAAATCACAAGTTCCAAATACGAACATTAAAAAGAAAGATAAGAAACCTATAATAGACTTCTCATTTATATCATTATCATCTAAAAATAAATCCATAAACTTTCTTTTTGGTGGTGCTAATCTTTTTCGAGCTTGTTCAGCTTCAAGTTTCATTTCTTTAATTGTATCTTCGGACGCATCGAGTTTCTCAATGAGTGCCATATACTTATCTAAATCAATTTCGACTTCATTTCTGCTATTATCTACACCTTCTGCCATTTACTTATCCTTTGCTTTACCCACGTTAAGTGCGCACCAGTCCAGAATTTTGTAAACTTTTTTCATCCAACCATCGTCAATTGGAGTCGGTGTGACCGCAGCGACTAGCGAAGCAATCATCACAATTGTTGGTATCACAGCAATCCATGCTGTAACCCATTGAAAGAATTCTAACATCTTTCTCTCCTTCTACTCTTTCGAGTCTTTCCCCTATTACTAGGAGAGTTGTTCAAGAGGTGTATAAGCTTCTATAGTAGAAACTTCTAAATCCTCCATCTTTTTAAACTCTACATCATAACAAATAACTTTGTCAGATGCAGACTGCTTAAAATCTATTGGGAAATAATTCCCATGAGTTGTATACTCTCTTTCGTATATCTTTCCACTCTTTAAACTTCTAAATTTAACTAAAACTATTCCTTGTTTTAATACATCTATTAACTTGTCAACATCAATCATTTTTTGCCAATACTCCTACTACTACTTCTAACTTATCTATTCTGTCTACTAAAGGCTTGTAACCATCGAAACCTTCTATGCCACACTTGGGGTGTGCTATAAGTTCTAATTCTACTACTCTTGCTTCTAAGCTGTGATGCATTTCTTCTAATTCTTCTAGCCATTCTTCTATTTCCTCAAATCTTGCTGCGATTGTAGGGTGGTTGTCATACCACTTATCATCATTGTTCATCTTATAATAATCAATCAGAAATCTTATCATCGGTTGTCACCTCACGGTAGTATATTACTACTTCTCCCATTTGTTTGATATACCTTTTTAGTTCTTGCATATCTTCTGCCATCACTTTATAATCTCCTATTGTTGTTGCAACAAATAGAATATCGCCATTGTTTTGTGATTTTATTTCATCTATAAACCTATCATAGTAGGTGTAGCCTTCAGGCCATTCAGGGTTCTCCCTATCTTCTAGCGCACAAGACTTAGGTCTTTTTCCGTCTACTTTTACACATGGGTTTGTAATACGTGTTTCGCTTACGACATACCACTTCGGTGCAGTTAGCGCCACAGGTCGTGGCAGGGTTGGCTGCAATATTTCT